ATATGTGAAAAGTATAGAAAGTGGTGGGACAAGGATAAGAAGACATGGAGAAAGGGATTCAAGGGACATGGGAATTCGTGAAGAGCTTAGTGAACATTATGGCGATGATTTGCTTTTTGCCGATGGCTATGACGGTGCTATTATTGGGGTTTGTAGCGGCTTCGATTCAGGAAGGGTTGCTTACTCTGTTGCGAAAATGATAGAGATATGCGCTAAGGATTTATGCGTAGACTACGATGAGGCTGCTGAATGGCTTGAGTACAATACTTTTGGGGCTTATGTTGGGGAAAATACACCAATTTACATAGAAGGAAATTTGATAAATGACAATTAAAACAGTTGGAATAGTTGGTCAGGGTTTTGTCGGACAGGCTCTTAAAGAAGAGTTTTCAAGATACTATCCGGTAAATACATACGATAAGTTTTTACCAGAACTTTCAACACACAACAGCATAGCTACGCTTTCCGATTCATCAGATGTTGTATTTGTTTGCGTGCCTACGCCAATGAGAGAAGACGGTTCTTGCGACACGTCGATAGTAGAGCAGGTTTGTTCTGATGTTGTGTCTGCTGGAAACCCTATCATTAGCATAAAGTCTACGATAACCCCCGGCACAACAGCGTCTCTAAATAGCAAATTAAACACAGACAAGATTGTATTTAATCCGGAGTTCTTAACAGAAAGGTTTGCATCCAGAGATTTCAAAAACACAAACAGGGTTGTTTTAGGTGGGTCAATACAGGCCACTACCGCATTAAAACAATTCTACTCACATGTGTTTCCAAATGTAAAAGTCATAAAGACACAATCAACAATCGCTGAATATGTAAAATATTTATCTAACTGCTTCTTGGCGGCAAAGGTTTCAGTCGCCAACGAATTTGCCAAGCTGTGCGAGGCTAGCGGGGTTGACTATGATAAGGTTACAGAGTACGCAAACTTTGACCCCCGTCTTGGCGACACACACTGGGTAGTTCCGGGGCCTGATGGCAAGAGAGGTTTTGGAGGAAGCTGTTTTCCAAAAGATCTAAACTCAATAATAACGCTTGCGGAAGAGCTGGGTACTCCGTGCCACACCCTTCGTGGGGCTTGGGAAACAAATCTAGAAGTTAGACCTGAAAAGGATTGGGAAAAACTAAAGGGGAGGGCTGTAGTATAATGCAGGCTGTATTTGCTGGAGTTATGGCATGGACTATAGAGGTGGGTATAGTATTGCTTGCACTCTATCTTTTAAAAAGAGAAGAGACAAAGGTTATAGAGAGAAGGAAAAAAAGAGATGGCTAGTTTTTGCTATGATTGTACCGCCGATTTGTTTGGAGAAGAGCACGCAGATAAAAATGAGTTTGCGGGAATTGTCAGAAAGCATGAAAGATACTTCTGCCTGTGCGAAGGATGTGGGTGGGTAACGCTTGATGGAGATGGTAAAAAGGTAGAAGAGGATGATTAATTACCTGTTTGATATTGACGGAACCTTAACTCCGTCAAGGGAAAAAATAGACGATAACTTTAAACACATATTTGCAGACTGGGTTTTATACCAGCAGTCCTTAAATAATAAGGTGTTCTTTGTTACTGGCTCCGATAGGGATAAAACCGTAGAGCAAGTTGGGGTTCCTTTATGGAGATTGGTTGATGGATCTTACCAGTGTTGCGGAAACCAGCTATATAAAAATGGTAAATTAACAAAAGAATCCAAATGGAAAATGTCTGCCTATCTGCATCTAGATCTTATGCTGGCTATGGAAAAAAGCCCTTGGTTTGGAAAAGCTAGAAATAACATAGAAGAGCGTATTGGCATGGTAAACTTTACCACGCTAGGTAGGAGCGCAACAACCCAACAACGCAAGGCGTACCATATATGGGATAATACAGTTCGAGAGAGAGAAAGAATTGCAAAGTCGCTTTCATTTGCGTATCCCAAGCTAGAGTTTTCAGTAGGTGGAGAGATAAGTATAGACATCTACCCAAAAGGCAAAAACAAATCTCAGGCACTTAAGGACATGGTTGGAAAAACTGTATTCTTTGGAGACAGATGTGAGCCTTCTGGAAATGATTTTCCCATATACTCTAAGGCGGATGTGTCTCACCACGTATCCGACTGGACAGAAACTTGCGAGATTTTAAGGAACAAGTATAGTGAACATAAAGGGTCTTGATGGGAGAGAGTATAGCTGGAATCCCTCGGCTAGCGAGGCAAAGGCGTCTAGCAGATCATCTCTACACAAAAAAGCAAAAGAACTTCTTGACAAACTGTTTCCGTATGATAGAATATTAGAAGAGGTTTCACTACCCGGAAGCAAAACAGAAAGAAGGCGTAGCACATTAAGGGCTGATCTTTTTATACCAAACAGAAATTTAATTGTTGAAGTACATGGCGAACAGCATTACAAGTTTAACAAATTCTTCTACAAAGATAAGTTGTCATTTTATAGAGCCAAAGCAAGGGACTCAGAAAAAAAAGAGTGGTGCGAGCTTAACGATATACGCTTAATAGAATTTAATTACAATGAGGATATAGATGAGTGGCGAAGAAAGATTAAATGAATTCATAAATGCCGTAGAAGATTGGAAATCGTCCAAGAGTATCGCTACAGTAAAAGAAAACGAAGAGATAGAAATAATACTCAACCTTAAAACCGAAGACATAAAATCTCTGTCATCGGAGGTTCAGGCTTCATATGCATATGAACTATACGCTTATTCGGAGTACATAGAAACGCAGAAAGCTAAAGAAAGTATCATTTTAGAATGGGCAGATTCCAGTATTTGGTATATAATATCTACAGTGATGAATAACTATGGATCACAATATACCAAGTGGCAAGAGAAATATTATTCTGCGATAAGAGAAAACCCTCTAGCATCTGAAATATTGAAGGTGAAAAATCACGCTGAGGCTAGGGTTAAAATATTGAGCGGCAAAGCCGACAGAGTACAGAGTATGGCAAACATTTTAACAAACCTATCTAGAAGGAGATAAGTGTGGACAGACTTGAAGAAGCCAAGAAACTATTAAAAAACGCTATCGCCACAAACGATGCTGAATTGATATCCTTAGCAAATAACCTGCTGGAGCAGGAGAGTAAGCCCCCAGTAGAAGAAAAGAAAACACCTCCCACTAACAACAAGAACGAATCTGAGTTTCTTTCCCCCATCATTGGAGGGGACGCTATTGAAACTAGAAAAGGCGGCGTACCTGTAAATGAAGTTAAGAACAGATCAAATGAGTTTGTTGATGACGGTAAGGACGCCAGAGACATTACAACACCAGACTTTCAGCCAACTGAAAGACGAAGGGCGACAGTAAAATACGTGGATCAACACTGTCAGAGATGTAATAAAGACTTTTCCGTACACCCAACCCACGCAAGAGAATTTTATACGTGTGACAAATGTCTAGCAAAATAACAACAAAAAAACTTGAAGATATGGCGGCTGAGAGAGCTGTCATAGCGGCTCTTTGTCAGTATGGCCTCGACGCTTATCTAGAGATAGATTTTATTCAGTCGGATCATTTTACCAATGAGATGAATCAGCTTATCTTTAGCTGTGTACAAAAGTCAATATTTGACACGTCTAAGGTTGAGCTTTCATCAATATTGTCTGCCGGAAACGATCTTGGTATTTACGATCAGATTAATACCAAAGATGAGATAGGGTTCATTAGATCCCTATTTAACTTCCCAATACTTAAAGATAACATAGGCATCCACGCCTCTAAGCTAGCAAAGCTTAAGCTAGCAAGAGATCTCAAGAAAACACTTAAGGCTTGCGAAAAACATCTAGACTCACTCACCGGTGATGAGGACATTATAGATGTAATATCCAAGGTGGAAGAACCAATACTGGATGCGACTGGCGATATCTATAAAGGTTCCAGTAAGCAGACCGAACTGATTGGTGAAGATCTTGACGAGTATGTACAGTACCTTATAGATAACCCATCGGACTTTGCTGGCATCCCCAGCGGGTTTCCAAGATTTGATGTAGCTATTGGCGGCGGACTAAGAAGGAAGTGTGTTGACTTGGTTGCCGCACGACCAAAGGTTGGTAAGTCCATGTTTGGAGACGCTGTCGCCATGCATGTGAGCGGAGAGCTAAATATTCCCGTATTGGTTTTGGACACGGAGATGTCCAAAAAAGACCACCACAACCGTATGCTCGCGTGCCTTTCTGGTGTAGAAATAAACAAGATCACCACGGGTAGGTTTGCTGAGAGCGAAATAGACAAAGAAAAAGTCTTGGCAGCTAGTGATAAACTAAAGAAAATACCCTATCACTATATTAGTATTGCGGGAGAATCCTTTGAAAACATACTAAGCCAAATGCGTAAATGGATATATCAGCACGTAGGCTTTGACGACAATGGACAAACAAAAGATTGTTTAATTGTATATGACTATCTTAAACTTATGGGTTCTGAGGGAATTAGTTCTTCAATGCAAGAATATCAGGTTCTTGGGTTTCAGATTACAAAGCTTCACAATTTTATGGTTAAATACGATGTTCCATGCTTGGCGTTTGTGCAGCTAAATAGAGACGGTATCACAAGAGAAACGACAGACGTTGTTTCTGGATCTGACAGACTGATATGGCTCTGTACGAGCTTCTCTATCTTTAAGCTAAAGTCAGACGAGGAAATTGCCGATGATGGAGTAGATCACGGAAACAGAAAACTTGTACCAGTCGTTGCTAGACACGGAGAAGGTCTTGATGACGGTGACTATATAAGTATGAAAATGTTTGGTAAATATGGAAGAATTGACGAAGGTAGTACTAGAAATGAGATACACCTTGAAAACAGGTCGAGAAATGAAGGTTTTGAGATAAATGAAGAGCTTGACGAAGAATCAGATATTTCAGATATGTGAAAATCTGTTTGATAGGTTGCCTGAGCTACTTACGTCGTTAGAGATAGAGTATGTAGAGTACCCAAATAGATTTTCTTTTGCTTGCCCAGTACATGGAGGAGATAACCCAGAAGGATGTAGTATCTTTACTGACGGGCTAACGTCTAAAGGAAATTGGCAATGTTGGACAAATCATTGTGAGGACGAGTTTACTAACAGCCTACTGGGATTTGTTAGGGGGACGTTGTCACACAGAAGAAACCGAAGCATCTCATTAAATGAAGCTGCGGCATACTGTGCCAATTTCTTTGATATGAGTATTGAAGATCTGGACAAGATAGTC